TTACTGGAGGAGCACGAAGCTGATTGGTTTCAGGCGTGGAAGGAGAGTGGATATGACCAGCAGATCTACATGCCCTACTTCAGACAGCTCGATAACAAATCTGGAACGGGGATCAGGGAGTGCTTCTCGTCGGCGGCTGCGATGGTGGCAGCGTTTTACAAAAAAGTTCGTACAGACGATGAGTACAACGAAATCCGCGCCCAGTTTGGAGACACAACCTCGGTCGATGCACAGCTCTTAGCTCTAGGCACTCTTGGCTTAAAAGCTGAGTTTCGCAAAGATGGTGACGCTGACTTGGTGGAACGTGAAATTGAAGCTGGCCGTCCGGTTTTGGCGGGGTATCTGTCTGCAGGCAACATGCTTCGTGGCGAACCACCAATGTGCAACGGCTTAGGTTGCGGACACTGGCTTGTGATTAGCGGGTTTGCGGGGAAGAATAGCAGTGACCCTGAGTGGATCGTTCAAGACCCTCGTGGCTACCCCGAAATGGAAAAGGGTGGTCATAGCAACCCACATCTAGGACGTAACGTTCGAGTGAGGCAGGCTGCGTTTTATCAGCGTTGGCAAGCTGAAGGCCCTGGTACGGGTTGGGTGATTTTGGTTAGCGAGTAATCGACATACACGAAAACGCTGCTTACCATTTTAAAAAGTACACTCTGTAACAATGGGCTGGGCAGACTGGATGGTCGTCAACCAAACCCTTGAAGAGGAATTGGAGTTGGAACGTACCGTTCGAGACGTTCAAAGCTGTGGCGATAAAGACGCTCTAAAGCAGCTTTGCGTGTCTCTGGTGCGAACCAACTGGCATCAGGCCAAGTTGCTAAAGCAAGCAGTCGGTCACATTGGTGAGTTTGATACGTCGATGTCTTGCTGAAGCTGCATGACTCTGGAGCGGCGATTCTTAGCTCTGCCTTCCAGCCTGGCGTCTACAGCGTCCTGCCACTTTTGCTTGTCGTTGATTAGAGCATCGCAATACGCTTGCTCGTCAGTGTTTTCTGCCAAGTAGTTGTAGACCAGCTGACGGATCAAAGCGGAAGGTTTGATGCCTTGAGCATCGGCCTCTTGCATAAAGAGTTCACCACGAAACGGCTCAAGTAAGACTTGGATATATACGCGGTTGCCGTGCTTCGTTGCCATCGGCTTTAAAATACTAAACGAATGTTACCATGTTATCGAGTCGTCAACCTTTTTCTTCCACGCAGTTGCTTGAGCAGAGCGTGCATTGGTGCGTTGACGACGTGAACCAAGCCTGACTTGCCTGGCTCCTTCTAAGAACATTGCAGCCCTTTGAAGGTCAGCTGTTGTCGATAGCTGAATCGCTTTGTTGAGACGCTCCATGATGATCTGACGCCCCGATTTCGGTTGCGGCATGACTCATCGCCCCAGCAAGCGTTTGGTGGAACGTTAGCGCGTAGGATTCAGTTAGCACAATCCACTCTTTATCGTGCCGAAAAATCTGCACGTTCATTTGTCATTATTGAACAAGTAATACAGTCGCTTAAATTCGTGAATTGGTGTTGCTGTAAGAATGCTGACTTCGACGTTACAAGACAGTGCGTTGATAACTTGTCGCTCCATGTAATCCATATTGGATTCATAGGTGACTTGTTCAACAGCAAGAGGCTTGTCGTCCATGTCAAACGACGTAAACCGAGTAATTGCTAAAGGGCAGTGTTCATCAGCGATCTGACAATAGTGAAGCTGAACATTTTTAGTCGCCATTTCTGGAGCTGAAGAGTTCGTTGAAGACTGTGGCGACAAGGCTTTCCGCCTGTTGCCTATCCAGACCATAGCTGGATCGACGACGAACCTTCGTAACAGCTTTGTGAAAATCACTGGTGGTGAGTCCTAAGTGATTAGGTGGTTGCGAGAGACGTTCACGGATCAATTCTGACCTATGAACACCTTTTTCTTTAGCTTCGATGGAGAGCCGATCGACAAGCTCTTCAGGAAGATAGGTTTTGATTTCTTTCATGGCAGGATGTTACTTACGCCTCTTAGGTTTTTTTCTTTTTTGAGACGGTTTGACACGCGGTTTGTTTGGCTTGGACTGTAGGCGAGAAATGGTCTCGTGATAGCCAGGGGGTTCTGGGACGTTGCCCCGCGCCAAGATTTCAGTCCAGTTCATCCTCGCGCGTATAGATGAAAAATATGTCCCCGAAGCCCAGATGCCAGTCGTGCCAACGGATCTGGGTGGGGACAGGGTATGGGGACACCTAGATTTGTCCCTGTTCTTCCTCGCTCAGCTCAATCTCAACCGCTCCATTCATCAGATGGGGACAAGAAAGTGTGTCCCCCTCCTGTTGTCCCCCATCAGATCCGTTGTCAACACTGGCATACGCTCCAGAAGGGGACACCTTCCACACCTCTCCACACGCGAGGTTTGCCTTGTATTGCTTAGTTCGAGATCCTTCTGGGACGTGCGAGACGATCAGCTGTTGAGATTCCAGCCTTTGGAGCGTTTTCTTGATGGCAGCAGGAGAACCTGCAACCAAGCGATCCAGGATCAAGTCATTTTTGGAACGAGATTCAGGGTGAGCAACCCGAAGGCGGCTAAGAACCCGACCAGTTACTGACGCTGGAGCGGTGTCGTCATCATCAACTTCAGGCGTGAAGTCTTCGATGTAGAAGTTGAGGTCTTGGTTCTGACCCAGCTTGAGCTTTGTGCCAGAGCGTCCACAACGGCTCTTCTCGATGAAGATGACCCGTTCATGCTTCTCGATCCGTTCATCCTTCATGAGGCGGTTCTCAAGCTTCTTCTCAGCGCTATGGGGGTTATGGAGCGCCCAGGTCTCGTCAACAGCATCACGGATGGCTGAGGTGCCGCGGAAGCCACCGTTCTTGTTGGCGTGGTGAATGATCAGGATGGTGGTGGCTGGGAACAGATCACCGTTGTTCTTGGTCAACCAGTACAGCGGTGTAGCGAAATCAGACTTGTTCTCGTCAAACGCCTTGCCACCAGAGCATCCGATCAAGGAGTCAATGACCACCAGCTTGGGCTTGTAGGTCTCCATCAGCTTGATGAACTGGGCGTAGCGCTGAAGCTGCCAGTCGGTCTGAATGAAGGTCTGATCGTTGATTGGGAAGTCGTTCTCAGTCAGCTGCTCCTTGAGCTGAATTAACGGCTGATCGCCATTCAAGAGAAGAACAGGGCCTTGCTCTACAGGAACCTCTGCGCCACGAACCTTGAAGGCTTTGCCACTAACGATGTGCTTAGCCAACGTCCAAGCGGCTGTGGATTTGCCATCACCACCAGCGCCATAAATCAGGATCACTGAAGGGTGCGGAAGGACATCAGGGATCAAGTAGCCACGCTTGTCTTCCAGCTCCATCAACTTCTCAACGGTCATCAGCGACTGCGCCTTTTCAAATGCGATCTGATCGACGATCAGTTTCTCAAGAGCGGACTGATCGCGATAGCCAGCTTGGAGCGCAAGAGAGTTGAGCTTGTAGTTGACCTCGGCGGGGTTATCAATTTCAAGGATGCGCTTGGCACGCTTCATCACCTCCTCAAACTCAAGAGTTGCCTGGCGGTATTCAGTTACAACCTTGGCTTCTGCGGATTGAACGATTTGGGAGATGTCGTCTGAAAATCGTTTCCGTTGAGGATCCTCCCGGTCTGCAAGCCAGATCAGAGTTCCCAGGCCAACGCCATTGCCCTTGAAGGAATACCAGGGCTCCTCGCAAGGGTTTTCGTCTTCCCATTCAGAGGCGTAATCAGGGTCTTCACAGGACCAAGCTGCCCAGAGATGGAGTCCCAGATCATTAGGAAGGGCAGAGTGAATCGCCATCCCGATTTTGACCCAGTGATCACGGGTGCCTTTCCCTTGGGGCGTGATGACAGAAAGGCATTCATGGATGATCTGAGCGATTTCATCCTGAGTGCGATCAGAGAAATCGAGATCTTTTTTGTTGATGGTGCGTGGAGGTTGCTTCATTTCTGCCAGCAACCAGTCAGGAGCTGTAGGGATGTTGCTCAGATCACCTTGTAAGAGGTATTGGCCAGGCTCGGAAACTTTGCCACCGGGGTAAGCACCACAAACAACGCCCTGACGCCCCCAAAGGATCTCGTAGTCTCCACCGTCTTCCTTACGGAGTCCATGACCCTTTACGTCGGCCCACAGTTCTTCAGGGACACGGAAGAGGTACTTGGCTGCGTTGGTCTTAGTAGAGAGAACTTTTGGAGCGTCATCCAGCGTGGAACCCCAAGCGTGAAGGTACTTCGAGAGGTTCCGATCAACGTCAAGGATGACGATGCCGTTGCCACGGATACCAGTGAAAACACCAACAGCCTGGAGGTCAGGGTTGCGTTGGATCGCGAGAGCTACATCAGCAGGTCCGAACTTCTGTTCGTAGCTGGCCTCTAAGGGGTTTTTACCTGTTGCAGGTTTGCCAGACAGCATTGAAGTGCCTTTGGCATAAATCGGTGCATATACCAGTCCTTCAGGAAGTGCCTTGACGAACTCTTGAAATTTCATGTAAGATTGGAACGGAATGTGAAACCAACCCGATCTGCCCCTTGATCTCCAGGGCGGGTCGGGTCTTTTTTTATCCTACCGAAGGTTGACGATGGGGTCAATCGCGTCTTACACTGCTTAGGCGTCTTTATTGGCGCGACAACCCGCTACACAATCCCACGATGAAGTTCTCCGCCGAATTGATGGCTCTTGCCGAGAACGAAAGCTCTGGCAAGTCCTCTGCTGACAACTACCTTCGTTATACGAAGTTGGAGTCTGGCAAGCCTGTCAACTTTGCTCTGCTTGACGAGGATCCCCTTGAGTATTGGCTCGTCTGGGGCGAAGCGAAAGCTGATGGTTCGATGCGTCCTTTCCGGTTCCTGACTGAACCGAGCGAGGATGACATCGAAGCTGAGTTCGGTCCTGAGTTCACTCAGTGCCTCAACTATGAGCGCACTGGTCCTCGCAAGCCGAACAAGTGCTGCACCTACCCGGTTTACAACTGGGACATGAAGTGCGTTCAGGTGCTGGAGGTTTCTCACATCACCGTAATCAAGCAGTTCATGAAGTACGGCTTGAACAAGAAGTATGCCCGCAACATCCTGGACTGGGATTTCGAGTTGTCCAAGATCTCTGGCGATCGGACGCGCTATGAGCTGATGCCTGTTCCTCGTGATGAGGATGAGCACGATGAGGACGAAATGGCCAAGGACTGGAAAGCGGCCCAAAAGGCTGGTTTCGACCTGAACCGGATCGTGGCTGGCGGTGATCCTTTCAGTGATAGCTGAATAGGTTCACACAACTAAAACAATTAGGGGCTTGACAGCCCCTTTTTTCGTGGCTTACATTGCCGATGTCTCTCTCTCATGGCTCTCTAGCTATGCAGTTCTCTCAAGATCAAAAAGAGCACAAGGTCCAACTGGCGCAGGGAAGCGCCATTGTTCGACTTGTGGACATTGGACCCCAAGACAAGAAGTGGGCAAAGGGCATCTTTGCTCCCGACTCTGGTGAAGTCTCCAATCAAGCCACCTTTGTGTGGCCTGACGACAGTGGCAGCTTTGACCTGCATGAACTTTTTGAAAAGCACCAACAGCGTCAAATCGAGGAAGGTCGTTTAGTACCTTCTGGCATCAACATCGTTGTGTACCAGATCCGGTCTGCGGGGGTTGGAGCGACCAAGTGGAAGGCGAGTGCAATGCCTTTGGATTGGCAGCCCAAGCAGGTTGTTGATTTGTTTTTTCCAAACGTGGAAGCAGCACTTGAAGCTGAAACCACTCCGTTGGAGAAACGTGCTTACGAGGCGCAGGTTGCTCACAACATCATGAAGGCAGCGTCTCGTGCGCTTGCAATGGATCCCAGTACTGCCGAACCCTGGACTTGTAACGGGGTGGTGTTGGAAGGCAAGCGTGCTCACATGATGCGTGAGATGGCGATTGAGTTTGGAGTCAGTCGCAACAAGCGCATCTTGCTGGACAAGATCGTTGGTGAGTTTTTGAGCGTTGTGGAGGATCACCTCCGCGATTCAGCTGACGCCAACCCTTTCTGAGGTTCAGGCAATGTTTGAATCAAAGAGAGTCACTCGCGAGGAACAAGTCCTCGTCATCGACGATGCTGAGCTGACAGGCATCACCAGTTCCGGCAAGGACAAGGGCTTTGTCGTCAATTTTGTGATGGAGCGTGAGGGTGTGGAGACGCATCTTCATGTGCATCTATCTCGTTCTCACCTTGAAGCGATCAGGGATGCACAGGTTTTGACTGTGCCTCAGCTTCGAGCTGTTCACGCTAAGGCTGCTAAGGCAGAGGAGGTCTCGAAAGAGCCCCCAAAGCCCGAAGTTGAAGTGGTTGAGGTTCCAAAAAACACCCCGGTCAAGATTGAGACCAAGGTGACGGTATTGGAACCCGGTCCTGCTGAACAGGTCAACTGGAAGGATCCCAAGCTCAAGACACCACCGAAACGTCAGCAAGAGTCTCGTCGCCTCTCTAACAAGGAGGTTGAGGAGATGATGCACCAAGTATTTCGGTGGTTTACCCGGTGGCGCCACAACAAAGGCCGTAACCGGAAATACGCGTCACTGGAGCGTTATTTGCATGTAACGCTGCCCAATCAGTTTGGGATCACACTTGACGTTGCCAAAGGTATTTATCGTGGAGATAAGTATCGAAGCGTTAGCGGTGGCTATCGCAATCAGTGGGGCATCTTTATCCACAACTTAAAAAAGAGTGGGATAGAAAGCGAATTACCGTTTTACCTACTCAAAAAGTACAGCTAGGGGCCTTGTGCCCCTCTTTTTTTATGTATATATTAGTTTCGGGAAGGAGTGCCTATGAAACCGCCCGACACAGTTACAACATTCATGGAGGACGGTTGTGTCTCTGTGACTGTGGGTAATCTGACCGGGGTTGTTTCGAGCGCTCATCTCGTGGAGCCCAAGGAAAATCAGCTCCGTCAAAGGTGGCTGGAAGAAAACGCCATTCATGACGACTGAAACTGATCCGCAGAACATTTTGGCTTCACTGCGTCAATGGCAGCTGGAGCAAGACAACTCAGGCAGGTTCAGGGTTTACAGGGATCAACATGGGCAGATTTATCACTCTGTCACCCATATCCTGAAGAACACAGCCCCTCAATCACAGAAGGATGCTTTGGAGCGTTGGTCACAGCGGGCTGGCAGTGCTTTGGAGCGTGACCTTGCTTGTAACCGTGGCACCGTTGCTCACGAGCATTGTGAATATGTTCTCAAGACGGCAGCAAAGTTGGCTCGACAGAGCGCTAACAAGAAGGGTTCATGGAAGGTTTGGGATGATGGATTGGCTCGCCCTCCAAAGGCAGTTACCAGCTGGGCACTCAAGAAAGCGTCGGAGGGCTCACCGAAAGTTGCATGGCCAGCCCGTGAGTACGCCAGAGGTTTATCCGACTGGTTGGTAAGTGGCACGGTAACGGCCATTCATGCCAGTGAGTTCAGCGTCAGCAGTGACGAAGGTTTTGCTGGAACGGCAGATGCTTTGATCGACACACCACTGGGATTGACGATCTGCGACTTCAAGACGACGAGCCGTGGCACTGACAAGCCAGAAGCGTGGCTGAAGGACCATCAGGACCAGCTCGGCGCTTACAGCTTGGCGTTACGAGAGCGAGCTGGGATTCGTGTTGATGCTGGAGCGGTAGTGATTGCGAAACCGGATGGCAATGTTCAGTTGCGGATGTTGACGGAGCTGGAGATGAGGGGATGCGAAGCCAGGTGGACTGAGCGGAACAACTTATATAAGGAGATGTTGTTGAGCGGCGAGGTTATGTAGTGGAGGAAGCGTTTGATCTGTTGTATCGGGGTAAGTGCAACGTCTGTGTTGCAGCAAAAAAAGCAGGCGTCTCACCGGAAGAGATGAAACGCCTGTTCAGAGGTTATGTAGCGGAGCGTCCAATCAATGTGAACGATCCAGATGTGTGGCTAGGAGACGTGGAATTAGGTTGGCCCTGGATCTGAGATGCACTCTTCCATGGCTCTACGTTCGTAGTACCGCTTCAAGCGCAGGCAATCATTGGCACGGACGAAGTTCCCCCATTCTTCAAAGATGACTGCCCGAGCTGCTTCATAACGGATAGCAGTGGGCAGGAGATCTGTTGGGACGCGGGAACCGGAAGGTGAGAACTTGTTGCCGTTGAGTTTGGTGCTCATGTGTTGTACTTCCGGTTGTAAGCGGCAGTGTGCATTTCATCCAGAGTTACTGGAGGTTCACCACCAGAGTTATCCCAAAGGTATTGGGGCGTTGGATCGAAGTCCAGCTCATTTTCGAGCTGAGGGATGATTTCATCTTCCAGAAGCATCCGCATGGAAGTGGTGAGATGTTGATCCATCATGTGAAGCCTGTCTTCACGAGCGATAACACCTTTGAGAATTTCAAGAGCGCGTTCAATCTTTTTTGTTTCGGGCTCTTGGACGGGACGGTAGTGGTACATCACCATTCGACCTCTTGAATGAGTTGGTTAAGGGTTTTCAGAGATTGGAGACTGGAGAGCTGACGTTGACCGTCGCTGAGAGCCTTCTGCAAAGCATCAGGATCAGCGGTACGGACGGCTTGCTCCATCTCCTGTTGAATGAGCTTGAAGCAGAATTCAAGACGTTCTGCGGGGTTGTAGCTGAGATGAGTTGAAGCTCTGGACTTTTGTCCACCAAGGATGAGACAGAGGAGTTGATTGATGGAGCGGTGACAGTCTTGACGGGTAATCATTTGAGGTTGCGGTTCATTTCGGCGATGGAGGGAATAGAGCGTTCAAGCTCGTTCTGCTCTTCAAGCCATTCGAGCATTTCAATTTCCTCGTCCGAAGGCGGCCAAGGATCCTTGTATTCACAAGGGAGAAGATCGTCAATGTCGTCGTAGCGAATGATGGTCATTTTTTTGTGGTGTAAGAGTACTTATTCACCATGCGGTCACAGCCTTGGCAGGTACAAGCCCACCAAGAGAAGTGATAAACGCGAGCTTCAGTTCCACAGTGTGGACATTTGATGAGCCTGCCAAAAGCACTGGCACGGGTGTACCGAGTGACAGGCTGCCAATCGGATGTTGTTGGAGCGGTGGAGCTGATGAGGCGATTGGGAAAGTAGGTCACGATTCGAGCTTGGCGATAGTTGCTTGGAGCGTTGCAGGATCATTGGTGCCAAAGGGGCTTTTCCACAAAGGAACAGAGTCCCAAATCTCAGCGCACATGGGCAGCGGAAGTTCGTAGGCATCCACCTCGTCGCAATCGGGATCGTTGTAGAACAACCAGTTGCCGATGATTGCGATGGCGTCTGGAGCGACGTCCATGCCAGTGCGTTCACCCAGGGCGATTGCCATGGATTCGCGTTGATCTGTTGTGAGGTTGATAGGGGTCATTGGAACGGAATGAGACAAAGGTCTCAATAGTTTTGAGACTGGTTACCGCCCATGCGGTGGAGACGCTCGAAGGCTCTGGAGAGTTGCATCAGCTCCTGCACGTTGTGCTGTGCTGAGGCTTCCATCCAGGCTTGTTCAAGGTCACGGAGCATGGCGTCACGCTGTTCGATCAATGGTGTTGGATCGGTGTCAGCGTCAAGTTGGATGTTTTCAGCATCCATCTCGGCGCTTGCCATTTCAACATCACGGAAGCTGGTTGCGCGACTCATGCCATACAGGCGCTCCAAGCGCAGAGCGACTGCTCCTGGCCTGTAGCCAAGACTCAGAAGGCGTTTAGCCTCCTTGATCTGCTTGGCCTTGGTGTCATTGGAGCGTTTCAAGACAACAGCGTGATAAACAGCACTTGGTTGTCCTGATGAAAGTCAACACGGATGGTGTCGCCAAAGTCGGTGGCAAAGTGCTTCAGGTGAGTCAGACCCATAGCTTCCTTTGCCTTGCGGATAACCCATGCTCCGCAGTATTGGGCTGGGATCATCACGTCTTCACGGTTGACCCAGGAGTAGTTGGCTTCACCACCAAAGGTGTCGGTGTGTTCAAGCTGCCATCGAAGGCAGGCAGTGCCTTTAGAGTCCATTGATAAGGTTGGGGGTAATTGGAGCGGAGCAGGCTTGGCCTTGACTCCACTGATAAAATCTTACAGGAACAACTCATTCAAGGCAATCAACTCATTTATGGCTGATTCAACCCCTACCAAAACCATTCACTTCTGCCCTGATGAATGGGCGCTCCTCCTGGAGGCTCTCCATTCATACAAGGACACCAACGACGGTCGAAAGGTTGCCGGTCGCCTTAACTGGGTGCGAGCCAAGCTGGAAGACTGTCGTTCTGAAGAGTGTCTGATTCGCCTTAGCGCATAAAAAAAGCCCCATTATGGGGCTTCATTCATAGATAAAAAGTGAACTCCAGGCAGTCGCAAGCCTTGATTCCGTAAGGTTGCGCGTCATGATACTTGCTGAAAAATGGCTCTTCAGAACAAGTGACAATCGCACCCTCTCCAATGTCATTCATGAACTCATCAATGACTGCTATCTCAGCATCACCGGCCCCAGCATCATTCAAGCTGAAAGATGTTGCGTCTCCGTTGATTAAATAGCTCGCCCAGTGAGCAGGCAAATCGTACTTTTCAGTGATCATGATCTTGGAGCGGTGGATTTGAGGCCGCAATGATTAACCACCAGCTGGCGGTAAATCTCGCGGGCGTTTTCATTCAAGTCCCTGGGATCATTCAAACAAGCACTGGGGCGGAACTTAATCCGCTCCAACTGTCCAAACTTCCAGTAAATCGGACAACCCATACCACCATGCCAGAGCATGGCAAACATGAAATGAGCCTCGCAAATGTCGAAACGGTCAAAATACATAGGAAAAAACCCCGGCGATCAAGCCGGGGAATAAGGTGCATCAGCCAGAACCCAATAGTATCCGTCGGAATCATATCCGGCGCAAACTATCATAATTCCCCATTCATTCATGGGGCTGTTTACAATCAACTCCTGGGCGGCGTTTCTATGATTCTCCCATTCAGAAGAACCATAGTGTTTTGAAATAATCCGCCGCCATTTAGTCGTTGAGTCTCTTTTATGTTCGGCAACATAACGGGATCCCCGGTTATTAGTGGGACCTAAAGACCGGGTTTTGATGATCGGACCCTGAATGATTTTCATTCAATACTCCAGATCGTAACCGTCGAACCATTCGCCCGGCTTCCGGGTTTCTGGATTCTTGCAATGTTGCTGAGCTTCTGCAAGCGTCAAGCCGCGCTTAATAACGCGGGTGCGCTTATCTATGTGTGGAGCGTAGAATCGTTTGATGCAGTAAGTTTCCATAATAGGAAAGGCGATTAAATAACATTCAAGAAAAGCCATTCAAGCCATTCAAGCCATTCAAGACTGCCAGGCCATAAGGTCGCCCAGGGCCTGGAGTCACTGGAGCGGATAAAAGCCAGGGCGCTAGATATAAAAAAAGAGTCCAGAAAAAAAGGCCGGGAGATTAACTCCCAGCCGAAAAATCGAACCCGAATTGTTCACATAAAAGAGTCTCGAATTGTTCGAGAACTTTTAACTTAGAACCTTTTAGATTGAACTCTTTTTTGATGATGGAATAGGCACTGGGTCGGTGTGAACTTATCCTGAGCCCTTTTGTTTCCATCTTGAGGCCCTGGCGGAGCATCAACAAGCGATAGCGGGGAATGCTATCGCCTGTGATTACATAGCCGCCATTTTCGAAAGTTTCAACGGACATGATGATTAGCGGCGATTAGTTGGGATTAGCCGCAACAACCAAGTATAAACTTGATCGGTGCAAGCTTCCAGTCGTTCATTGTCAAGAATTTGATACTTTTCCCGCAAGTAATACATAGCGGCAATTTTCAATTCTTGGCCGACTGGAGCGTCGGTCTCACACAATAGTTGAGTAATACCGGGGATTAAATCCCGGCGGAGATCAACTATCGCCTGATGTTCTGCTGTGCTGAATGATGCCATGGTTGCTGAATCCGGTTGTAACTTTGTGTCCCTGAATGTGAGAATCCCGTAGGATTATCTTTTGGGACGTGAAAGAAAAGAGCAATAAGTGAAAGAAAAGCCACCGCGATCAATGACCGGGTGGCATAAGTTTCTAGGCTCATTGTTCTGCTTTCGCTGTTACTTCCTTTTCAGCGATAGCACCTTGCACCGCAGCGCCCAGGGCCTTGAGATCATCCACATCCCAGAAACGAACTGAGTTGCGGAACCACTCGACACCAACTGAGCCGCTGGCGTGTGATGAGTAGTAGTCACCCAAGGCGTCTTGGAGCTTTCGCCAGTCCATGCCTTCAACGCTGATCACCTCCCCATTAGCTGGGTCGGAAACTTTGAGTCGATTGAAACTGAAGTCCAGCTCACATCCGCTGACGCGAAAGGTCTGGGTCGTCGTCTTCTCAATAGCCATTTGAATGAGTTGAATGAGTGGGCTTTTGGCTTCGTTGGGTGCGGCCTGTGTGGCCGTGTGATTGCTCACAACTATTGGAGCATCTAGGATGTTACTCCCAGGTTGCGATCAAAAGTGTAAGAAACACTCCCAACGCTAAATGTTATCTAGTTGTCAAGGTTGTGACGGAGTGGCATATAGCTCCGCCCACAAGATAAGTATATCAGAACATCTATCATGTATCACTGCAAAGATGTTACTTTGTCACATTTGTTGATATACCTAATAGTGTAGCAACCGATACAGACAGGGGGCGGTGTTGCGGTTTACACTTGCCGTAACAACAAGCGGGTACCCGCCATATATATCCGCTAAACAGTATTCGTGTAATAAAAAGCCCCCTAAGTGGGGGCAGGGGTTTGAAGTTGTGAGCGTGGGGATCAGTCGCTCTTATCTTCGATGGAGATCTTAAGTTCAGGCGCTTGGATGTTGACGGTTTCAACGGACTCACCAATTACCCGTCCGATGGAGTCGAGCACTTGGCTTGCGGTTTGCAGTTGCCCCTTCTTCAAAGCCTGATTGAAGAGTTTGGTACGCATGTGCTGCAACCGCGCGAGCATGTTTTCGCGGTCAGATTGCCAGTCTTCATCAACCAGCTTTTTGACTTCTGCCCAGTCACGCCAAGCAGTATTGATTGAGATCTGTTCTTTCTCTTTGTGGTCGTACACGAGAGCACGTGCCGACAGTCCATCAAGCTGCCGACGATAGAGACGCCGAATGCGATCTTCTTTTGCTTGTGTGGTGCGGTCCGTCAGAGGTTCAGGCATCAACCTATCGACGTTTTTTCAGATAATAACTGCCTGCCCTGCGTTCTGGCACGTCTAGGAGGGGGGTAGGGGTTGAAAACCTGTGTAATGTAATAGGCATGAGTGTCACAACAGAGCCCATAAACCTCAGATGGGCACAGGGTCAGGTTTATTCGAGCGAAAAACGCTTCCGAGTCTTGGTTGCAGGCCGCAGATTCGGCAAGTCGTACCTGTCTTGTGTTGAATTGGTGCGTGGAGCGATTGAGAAGCCGGGGGAGACGTTTTTTTATTGTGCTCCGACGTATCGGATGGCGAAGGATATTGCGTGGCGAGCGCTAAAAAAGTTGGTTCCAAAGGTCTGGATCAAGACCAAAAACGAGACGGACCTCAGGATTGAGCTAATTAACGGTTCAACGATCGAATTGAAGGGTACTGAAAACGCAATGGCGCTTCGTGGTCGCAGCTTGAGCGGCGTTGTATTGGACGAAGCAGCATTTATGGACCCTGAGGTCTGGTTTGAGGTTATTCGTCCTGCATTGGCGGATAAAGAGGGTTGGGCGTTGTTTATTTCGACGCCAGACGGTACAGCTAGTTGGTTTTATGACCTGTGGTGTTGTGTTCCAGAGGATGAGACCGGAGATTGGCAGCGATGGTGCTACACAACCGTTGAAGGAGGAAACGTCAGTAAGCATGAGGTCGAAGCAGCCCGCGCTCAACTTGATCCGCGCACGTTCCGCCAGGAATTCGAAGCGTCCTTCGAGAACCTTACCGGCCTAGTCGCTATCAGTTTTTCTGATGACAACATCTCGACAGAAGCCAAGGATATTTCGATCCAGCCGTTGCTGTTGGGCGTTGACTTCAACGTAGATCCAATGAGCGGCATCTGTGCGGTCAAAGATGCGGACACGTTGTACGTGTTTGACGAAATCATGCTGACCGGCGGTGCCACAACCTGGGATTTTGCGGAAGAAGTGACCCGTCGGTATGGGGTGGATCGTCGGGTTATTGCTTGTCCTGACCCAACTGGCGGTGCAAGAAAAACAAGCGGTGTGGGTGTAACGGACCACGCGATTCTTAGGCGCAGTGGTTTTACGGTTCAAAGCCCCAGATCACCGTGGAAGATCCGAGACAAGATCACAGCGGTCAACACGGGTCTAATGGATGCTTCTGGAACGCGAAGGGTGAAGATTCATCCGAGGTGTAAGGAGCTAATCAAGTCGTTACGGACGCTGACTTACGCGCCAGGCACTGGTCTTCCTAACAAAAATCTGGGAGTGGACCATGCGTTCGACGCTTTCGGGTATCTTGTGCTTCAGCAGTTCAACTTGGCCAAGCCTGAGGCCATGGGAACTACGACATACCGCCTGTATTAAGGATGTTTCGTGCTTTGAATGCGCCCCTCTGTCCCAAGTGTGGGTCAGATGACACCCGTGTTTTAGGAAAATACACGTCACAGGAGGGAGATTCAGTACGAGACCGTGTTTGCCGCGACTGTGACCACCGTTGGAGAACGTTGCAGCCGCCTGAGGAGGTGCTGGACCCGTCAATTCTGGTCAAGTTTTCGCGTTGGAAGTCGCCTGAGGGCAGCAGGCGTCAAGTAACGCTGGAATACGCAACTAAAGGCCGTTAGACTGGGTGCATCCCATGTTTATTTGTCATGCCTGGTCATTACGGAGCCGGTGGCAAGAAAAAGCCCAACGGCAAAAAGAAGGGTATGAAGAAGGGCAGCAAAAAGATGCGGTGCAGCTGTGGCAAGTAAAAACGTCCCAGTAAACGAGGCGCTTTACAGGCGCGTTATGGCTGAGGCCAAGCGCAAATTCGCGGTTTATCCGAGCGCGTATGCAAATGCGTGGCTGGTACGCGAGTATAAGAAGCGTGGCGGCACCTACAAGAAGGTAACCAGTGGCGGAACGAAAAAAACCACGAAAACCCGCAAAACCAAAAAGTAAAGGCCGTGGCGGCCTTGGCAGATGGTTTGACGAGAAATGGGTCGATATAAAGACCGGGAAGCCTTGTGGTCGTTCTAAAGGCGAAGACAGAGCGTATCCGGCGTGTAGACCATCACGCAGGGTGTCAGATAAGACGCCAAAAACCACAAAAGAAATGAGTCCCGCAGAAAAGGCTCGTTTCAAGAAAGAAAAAACGGGTTCAAAGAAGATTTCTTATCAACATCGACGGCGCAAGGCGAAAAAGAAGAAGTCTTGAGATGGCTTGTGGGTTATGAACGGTTAGAATCAACCGTATAGACCCTTCCTATGTCTACTCATGGCCATCCTTCGCGGAGAGCAAGGTGCGGTCCAGTTTGACGCTGCTGGCTCTTCTAATGCCACCATCGTTGGAACCCGCAGCTGGACTCTGAACATCACCAAGGACACGCTGGACGTTACCGATCACGGTGACACCTTTCGTTCATTTGTCGGCAGCATGATCAGCGGTTCCGGCACTGTTGAGCTGGTGTACGACCCAGATGCAACTGGTCAAGCTGCATTTATTGAGGACGTAATTACTGCTGCAGACCCTGCGGACGCCACGTTTGAGCTGTTTACTACCGGCACCTCTACGGGCACCGACAGCGTGAGTTTTGCGGGCATTATCACCAGCATGGATATTGCATCCACTGTTGGCGATTTGGTCGTTGCCACTTGCAACTTCATCACCAGCGGTGCCATTACTTCCAACCTTGAATAAGGGTTAGAACGATGGCAGAGCGCAAAAAGCGTAAGCGTGGTCCCAACCTTAGTGTTGGCCGTGGCGAGAAGCTGCCTGCTAGTAAAGG